AGCGTTTGTTAGCAGAAGCAGCAGAGTATCAAGCTAACTGGATAGCTCAACAATTATCAGAATCCACAGATCAAGCTAATATTGATCATCTTCTTAAAATACAAAAGAACACAGAGTTTCGTATTGTAGAAGAAGAAAAAACATTCACACACGCTGCTTATTACGGCTACAGTGATGTTCATGCTTATGAGATAGTTAAAATTGTCAGCGACAAAACTATTGAGGTAAGGAAGATGGACACTGAGCATGACATCTCGCATCTCAAGCAGTATGCAGGCGGATTCTTCGGACACGTTGCAGACCAGCGCAATCAAAAAGTGACGTATGCAAGCAATCCGAACGCTGAAGTAATCCGAATTAGGCGCAAGAAAAACAACCCAGAAGAATGGGGTCACGCAGGTTTACGTTTTGGCCTCACGCAAGAGCCTTACGCTTTTTACGACTACAACTTTTAATTTATCAGCGCCTCTGCGGAGGCGCATAATCTCGATGGGAGATAATTATGTTTGATGTTTATTGTCCACATTGCGGCGAACCTTGCGACCAAGACGCATTCCATGACCCAAAGGCTTACGATGCGCCAGAAGGTAGTTACAAGCAGTCTGCTGCTCTATTTAAAGCTAATGGTTGCGGTATGTTCCAAGCTAAACCGCAGATTTGCACACGGCCTGTAGTAGAGACTCCTGAGCGTATGGAGTTGATAAAGGCAGGCATGAAGTTTAGTGAGCATCCTGACGAGTGGCTAATGTTTGTTTAACCTTATTATGAATGGGAGAAAGACATGATAAAACTAGAAAAAGCAACGGTAACGGATGTAATCCAAGAAAATATTGATGATTTAATCGCTTTTGATTATGACGAGCCATTGGCGATTATTAATCCACCGCGCAAAATTGCTGACCAGATAATGGAGGTTTCGGTGCGAGCTGATGGTGATGCCTTAGACCTAATGTCCAGCACTTGGGAAGAGGTTAATGAGATTCAAGCCGATATGTGCGCTGCTTTTGCAGGCAGAATCAGCCATGATGACTTTTTTATAAAGTATGAAAAAAACTACAAAATGGCAAAAATTAAGGTATTGGATGCTTTTTCAGACCGAATTGTAGAAATTCATCAACATAACCAGAGTGAGGCAGAATTATGTTAAATGTTGCTAAAATTTCGGCTGTAATTTGGGTAGTAGCTGCGTTTATGTGGGCAGGTTCTAGTGATTTTGAGGAAGCAATAGCGGAGGAGTTGCATTATTGTTCTGAAGTGCTGCTTTGGAAAACCAGCAGTTTAGAAAATAGGCGTTTCGGTCATCCTGACTACAGAGGCATTTATGAGGAGGTATGCCGAGGTTATGAGAATGGATGAGTTTAGCCTTAGACCTCATCAAACGATTGCTGTAGATGCGCTTAGGGACAGCCTGAAGGCAGGAAATAAAAGAATTATCCTTAGCGCACCTTGCAGCATGGGAAAAACACACATTGCTGGTTACATAGCAATGAAGGCGGTGCAAAAGAATCCTAACATGAGAGTGGCTTTTTTTTGCGATCGGCTAAAGCTTGTATCTCAAACGGAGAAAGTGTTCCAAGAAATGAACTTGAAATATTCAGTTCTACAGGCTGATGATCCTCGTTATGACCCAAACAAAAGCATTCAGATAGTGAGCACGGCTACTGCCATAAGGCGTAAGCACTTTACTTACGATTTAGCCATAATTGATGAAGCGCATCAGATGTACAAAGGTTTGTTGGACCTGATGAAACGCTACAGCAACGTCGTGCATATTGGCCTTACTGCAACTCCGTATAGTCGTTCGATGGGTTCAGAAGGTTTGTGGCAGGATCTTGTTGTTACCACTACTCCGCAAGAATTGATGGATCAAGGATGGCTTTGTAAAACAGACTATTATCAGTCAAGAACTGCTGACTTTTCTGGCGTGAAGCTAAAAAAATCACACACAGGTAACGCAGACTATGATTCAGAAGCGCTAGGACAGCGCATGGCTGCAGATAAGACGCTCGCTGGTGATATTGTAGCCAATTATGTAAAACACTCTGATGGTCTTACTAAGAGGGCTGTGTGCTTTGCTCCGAGCATTGCTTATAGCAAAAGCTTAGTAGAGAGATTTAATAAAGAGATAGGTCAAGAGATAGCAATACACATAGATGGTTACGATGATGTGGAGACTAGACGGCTTAAATATCAAGACTTTGAGGATGGCGTTTACAAAGTGATGATAAACAGCCGCATCCTCAATACAGGTTGGGATGATCCTTCGGTTTCGATTTGCATAGACGCTTATAAATCGGCGAGTTTGACGGCTTGGTTGCAACGTGTAGGCAGAATATGGAGGACTCATCCTGACAAAGAAAAAGCCATAGTTCTTGATCACGCTGGTAATTTAGCTCATTTTGGTGCTTATCCTGAAAGCTTCGTGCCGAGCGAGCTGCATACTGGTGAGCGTAATTTTGATGAGCGAAAACAGGTTAAGAAAAGAGAGAAAGAGCCTGTGCTCCATCAGTGCAAGGTTTGTAGCTCTGTTTTCACTGGTCTGCGTTGTAAGTGTGGTTGGGAGCTGCCAGTGGGTACTCCAACTCTTAAAGATGATGGCACACAGCTCGTCAAGGCTGAGAACTTATCGCCTGCCGAAACACGGCGCAAGACTCTTACGAAAGAGCAGAAGCAAGAATGGTATAGCTCATTATTATATTACGGATCACAACATCATTATAAGAAAGGCTGGGCATATCATAAATACATAGATGCTTTTAGCTGCACACCTAACGGTCTTAAACAGGTCACGCAAGATCCAATACCAGAGGCTTTGAGCTGGATTAAAAGCCGTCAGATCGCTTGGAGTAAGCGCTAATGGCATGGTATGACTTAGTGCTAGACAATTTAGATAAGGTCCGAAAGGTAGGTGATGAAAAATGGGTTGCTTGCTGTAATGTGCACAATGACTTAACGCCAAGCCTCAGCATAACAATAAAAGACAAAAAACTTCTGATGTACTGTTTTTCTTGCGGCGCAAAAGGTGATAGTGTGGTAGAATCAATGGGCCTTAACGTGTCAGATTTGTTTGAGGAAAAGAAAGAATTTGAGCCAGATGCACATTATCTCTTGAGAAAAACGCAGGAGGATGATGATTTTTACATTATGTTGTATGACTCTGATAAAGCAAAAGGTAAGAAAATAAGATATAAAGATCATAAAGAATACATGGCAGCTATGTCACGTAGAAGTAGAAGAACAGAGTTGGGTATTGCTCAAAACATTATCACAGTAAAGACAGATGGTTTTTTGTAATGGCTAGACCAGAAATAGTGTTTTCAGATGAAGAAGTAGAGATGGTGGAGAAACTTGCACCGTCATTAACTCAACAGCAGCTCGCTGACTATTTCTGTATATCTATCAACACCTTAAAAGAAATCATGCAACGCGATAAAAGAGTTTCTGACAGTTATAACCGTGGTCTGACTAGAGCTGGCATAATGATGGTTGAGAAGCTATATGACAAGGCTTTAGAAGGCGATCATGCGAGTATGAAGTTGTGGCTATCCCAGAGGATGGGGTGGACAGATAAAAGCCGTACTGAGCATACAGGGGCCAATGGGCGGCCTATCGAAATGGATATTGATACTCACTGGACAATAGAGGTGATGAACGATGCCACTGAAGAAAGGTAAGTCAAAGAAGGTTATTAGCGAGAACATACGGACCGAGATGGCGGCAGGTAAGCCACAGAATCAAGCCATAGCGATAGCTTATGCCAAGGCTAAAAAGAAGAAGAACAAAGTGAAGTATGAGTAATGGCAGAGCCTGAGTTCGTTCAACGGATTAACAATCCTTCAAAGTACCCATATATCCGAAACAATGACGGCAGCATATCAACGCATAGAATGGCTGCTGAAACTGATGAAGATGGAAACTGGTTTGTCTTTCCAACGATACAAATGGTAGATGGCAAGTTAGTCCAGTATGAGGATAACTTTGAGGCAATGAAGAAAGCTTTAAAAAGCGGTAATTTCCTCAGTATGCCCAGCAAAATAGATGCGTTGAAGTATGCGGAAGGTGGCTACAAGAAAGGAACAGAGCTTGAAAAGTTCAGGCCAAGTCTAGCTAATGAGGCAGGATACGAATAATGCCTAAGATGCAGATACCGAAGAAGATGCTACCGTTGCTAGAGCCTTCTCGTTACAAAATTTGTCTTGGCGGTAGAGGAGCTTCTAAAAGCATGACAATGGCTGATCTGTGCCTCCTTGCAGCTCAGTCGCATGGAATAAAGACTCTATGTGCTAGAGAGTTTCAAGCCAGTATAGACGATTCGGTTCACGCCTTGTTATCTGCGGAGATAGAGCGGCTAGACCTAAAAGGCTTCGAGATACAGCGCAACGAGATCCGCTATAACAACGAAACAGCATTCAAATACATTGGTCTTGCTAGATCGCCAGAGTCAGTCAAGTCTTATCACAACTTCAGCCGAATCTTTGTAGAGGAGGCGCAGACCATATCAGAAGCCAGCCTCAAAGCGTTGACACCAACACTTAGGACCGCAGGTTCAGAGATCTGGATGGCAGCAAATCCAAGGTCTGCTGCTGATCCTTTCTACACTCGCTTTGTTAAACCATTTGAAAAAGAGTTACGCAGAGATGGTATATACAGAGACTCACAGCACTGCATCATATGGATGAACTACAGCGACAATCCTGCGTTTCCAGACGTTTTAGAGCAAGAGCGGTTATATGACCAACAGAATATGTCAGCGGCTCTCTACGCCCACGTATGGGAGGGAGAAACGTATGATGAGCACCATGACAGCATAATCCCTGTAGAATGGTTCTTGGCCGCGCAAGACGCACATATAAAGCTAGGATGGAAGCCAGAAGGCGCAATCATTGCGTCACATGATCCGTCAGATGAGGGATCGGATAGTAAAGGCTTTTGTTTGCGTCATGGTAATGTAATTTTAGATGTGTGTGAAATGGTAACAGGTGATGCTGGTGAAGGCATGGACTGGGCGCTTGATAAAGCTTTGGCAGCTAATGCCGATCACTTTGTGTGGGATGCTGACGGCTTAGGCGTTTCTCTCAAGCGGCAGGTAGACCAAGCTTTAGCGAACAAGAATGGCATTAAGTACAGTATGTTTAAAGGCTCTGAGTCTCCTGAAGATCCAGAGATGCCATATACTACAGGCGGCTCGCAGCGTAACAAAAACAACCGAGAAACCTTTAGGAACAAGCGAGCACAGTATTGGTGGCGTTTAAGAGATAGGTTTGAAGCAACTCATAGAGCTGTAGAAAAAGGCGAGTATGTCAATCCAGAGGATATGATAAGCTTATCCTCAGAGATTCCTGTTTTAGAACAGCTTAGAGCTGAGGTTTGCCGTATACCATTAAAACGAAACAACGCTGGTAAGATACAGATTCTAAGCAAGGCAGAGATGGCAAGGCCTCCGTATAGGCTTCCTTCTCCAAACATGGGTGATGCGCTGATGATGTCGCTCCACTCTCCTAAACATATCAACCAACAGAAGGTTGTTTTAAATTTTAGCGGCTGGAAAAATCATGGATAAAGACAACTACGAATACGAAAAAGACAACAAGAAAGAATATGGCGAAGATGTTCATGATTCTAGCAAGTATGCTGACCATGAATATGTAGCTGGTCTTTTAGCGGCATCGCAGGAAGCAGATCAAGACTTGCGTGATAATGCGCGTGAAGCGGTTTTGTTCGTAGATAAGCGAGACGGCGCTTGGGAGCCGTATTGGTACACTAACGCTGGGGAGGCAAAGTCTCCAAGATACAGCTTTGATATGGTAAATCCTATTATTGATCAGGTGTGCTCAGAAATAGAACAAGCGTCTTTTGACGTGCAAGTCTCTCCTGCAGGCGGTAACAGCACTAAAGACATAAGCAACACTTACTCAGGGATAGTTAGAAACATTGAGTCTATGTCTGATGCTAAAGAAGTTTATAGTCATTCAGCCCGAAACATGGTGACTTCAGGCTTTGGCGCTTGGCGTGTTGTACACAAATATGTCAGTCAGGACAGTTTTGACCAAGATTTATTCATTGAGCCTGTTGGCAATGCTTTGGACCGTGTTTGGTTTGATCCTGCCGCTGAGAAGCAAGATAAGTCCGATAGTCGGTATTGCTTTGTTCTCCACGCCATTGGTAAGGATGAATATGACAGGAGATGGCCTGAAGGTTCAGGAGAATCGGTAGATGAAGGCCGTGATGGTGAGGCCTACTATGATAAGGCTGAGGTTGTAGTTATTGGTGAGTTGCTCTATTGCGAGGAGGAAGAGCGCGAATTGGTAATGATGTCGAACGGTAACGTCCATGAAGTTAATGATGACTTTGAACAGATAGTGGATGACCTAAAAGGAATTGATGTTACAGAAATCCGTAGACGTAAACGTGTCAAAAAGTCGGTATGTTCACGGTTATTTGACGCTAGTGATTGGCTTGAAGAAAAGAAAGAGACTGTTTTTAACATGATTCCAGTGGTTCCTATC